TGAAAATGAAAAAAGGAAAATAATGCCTTTAGTTAAACCAAAAGATAAAGAAAAGAGAGAGGATTTCATATCAAGATGCATGCGTGATGAAACAAGCACCAGCGAATATCCTAATCCAGATCAAAGACTTGCTGTATGTAGTTCTCTTTATAAAAAAAATAATAAGGAGGAATATTCAATGAGTGATATTGAAAAAATGGGAGAAGCTATAAAAAATTTGACTGATGTTATATCTTCAAAAGAAAAAGGAGATAGTTCAACAGCTAAACCTAAAAAACCAGAAGCAGAAGCATTTATAGATACTAATGCTATGGAAGAAGATGATATGAGAAAAGTATCAAGAGCAGAAGATCAATTTGATAATATAGCTGATGCAAGAGAAAAAGCAAAAGAGATAGGTTGTGTAGGAACGCATACTATGATGGATAATGGTAAAACTATTTATATGCCATGCGGAACTCACGATGCTTATGAAGAAGCTATTGCTAAAGGTTATGGTATGGAAGATGATGATGATAAAGGTCATTATGATGATGAAGAAGATGATAAGTACCATAAACCAAAGAAAAGAAAAAAACCTATGAAAAGTGTTTGCGTTTGTCAAGATGATGGTTCTTGTCAATGCGATTCAGAAATTAAAAAAATAGTATTTGAATCAGAAGTTAAATCAGATGCTAAAGGAATATTTACTGGCTATGGTTCTATATTTGGTAATGAAGATCAAGGGAACGACATTGTTAAAAAAGGTGCGTTCACTAAATCATTAACAAGAAGACCACCAAGCAGAGTAAAAATGTTATATCAACATAAAACAGATGAGCCTATTGGTGTCTTTACTGATATTTACGAAGACAATAAAGGTTTATTTGTAAAAGGACAACTTGCTATGGGTACTCAAAAAGGTCGTGAAGCATACGAACTTTTAAAAATGGGTGCATTAGATGGTATGTCAATAGGATTTAAAGCAGATCCAGATAAACAGGGATACAATGAAAATAAGAGAGGAGTTAGAACTCTTAAAGAAGTTGATCTTATGGAAATATCTTTAGTGACTTTCCCAATGAACGAAAGTGCATTAATAGAAACTGTTAAAGGAAATGCTAAAAATATTCGAGAGTGGGAAAAAATCTTGCGAGATGCAGGAGGACTTTCTCGGACAGAGGCAAAGATAGGTGCGAAAGCATTATCTGAATCTTTAAACCAGCGAGATGCTGAAGATAAACAATCGTTAGCTGACTTGATTCTCAAAGTTGCTAACAAACTTAAACAATAACAAGAGGTAAAACATTATGGATAATAATGAAGTAAAATCTGCTGTTGAAACTCTTGGCAAAACTTTTGAGTCTTTCAAAAATACAAATGATGAAAGATTAAAACAGTTAGAAGCTAAAGGTACTGCTGATCCAATCACAGAACAAAAGTTATCAAAAATCGAAGCTGATTTAGATAAGTTCGCTGACTTGGAAAAAGGTATCAAGCAACAAGCTGTTTCTCAAAAAGAAAGTCAAGAAGCAATGGCTAGATTAGAAACTATTATATCAAGACCTGATTTTGGCAAAGGTTCTCCAGTAG